ACTTATTCTTAATCATACTGGTAGACCTAAAGGCTCTAAGGATAAACTGCCTAGAGTCAGAGGTATAAGTAAGGTTGATAAGTCTCCTGAAGCATATAAAGCTATGGATAAGTATATAGCTTTAGAAAAGGAATACAACAAAATTAAGATGCTTAAAAAGGAGTATAGGAATGGTTCACCTCAGCAAAGATTTTATACAAAGAGATTAAGACGGATAAGACAAAGACAAGCTGATTTGTATGAAATAATAGCTGAGAACCATTTAGCTTATAAGTTAGCTAATAAGCTAAATATAGGTATTACACAGCCTTACAGAAGGTATATAAGAGCTAAAGGAGAAGGTACTAAATGGAAACACAAGAACAAGTAGTATTGGCTCTTGATGTGTCAACTACAAGTACAGGTTATGCTCTGTATGTAGGTAATAAACTTACTCAGTATGGTCATGTTAAGCCTACTGGTAAGGATTGGCTAGTCCGAGTAAGAAAGATGGCTGATAAAGTTACTGAGCTTAGTAGAGACTATAATATTGATACTGTAGTTATTGAAGATACTTTCTTCTTAAAAAACATTAAGACAGTCAAGAAACTGTGTTTAGCACAAGGTATTTTGTTAGGACAGTTACCTGAAGCTAACCTTATTCAAGTATTCCCTAACACCTGGAAGAAACACTTTGGTTTAGGTAAAGGTAAAGCTACAAGAAGTGAACAAAAACAAACATCAATTTCTGTAGCTGAGACTATGTTTTTAATTGAACATGGTATTAATGATGATGAAGCTGATGCTATCCTTATGGGTAGGTATGTATTGGAGACATTGGAAGGTGGTGGGCTATGAATTTAGAAGATTTATTTTATTTTATTAGTGCTATCATTGGTGTCCTATGGATTGCCATTGTATCACTATCGTATGTGCTTGGTTTAATTGCTAAAGCTACAGAAAAGAGACTTGAACGTATTAAGTCACTAGAAGAAAACTAGAATAAATTACAATCATAATTTTAGCGCTTTGACAAACTAAAATTAATCACTTAAAACTTAAAATAATAATGCTTTTCAAAATCACATATTAGAGTGTGGAAAATTTCACTGGCTATAGATTTATTTCTATAGCCTTTTATTATGCTCTAATTTGCTCTGTAATCAATTCTAGTAGCTTCCTAGGGTAAATATACTAGGGTATAATAAAAGACCCTTAGAACGTCTTCTAAGAGCCTTATATAGCCACTAAGTCATTATAACCCAGTTGACCTAGTTGGGGAGGTGATTTACTCCTTTTTATTTTTATAGTGGTGTGGCTATAAACCTATTATACTACTATTTATAGAATCTATAGACAGTATAACTGTTAATATTAAACTCTCCTAAGTATTCTAGTGATTTAAGGTACATTGGCTCTACTGGTAATTGTTTACCAAGCTCATCAAAGCTATAAACTTTAGCACCATCATTAGTATAAGAGAAAGAGTTATAGTTAGTTATAACTGTTGTATCTTTCTTAGGTTTCCATAGTCTAGTTATAGTACCATTACTATTTTTAGTTTCACTAACAAAATCATAGATTCTGTAGTTATCTAAATAACTAAGGAAATCACCACTTGTAGAACGATTAATAACTTTACCATCATTGCTTAAACTACTATAGTTACTTGGTACACTTGCATGAGCTACAGAAGCTACACTAAGGGCACTTAAAATGGTTAAAGTAGCAATCAGTTTCTTCATCATTACCCCTCATTTGAAACTTCAAGATTACCTTTGATAGTAATGTTACCTAGTGCATCTTGTACTGAATTAGATTTAATTTTTTCAAGAGCTTCTACCACTTTAGCATTGGCATCAGAAATAGCTTGTTTAATCTCTTGTGCATCTCTTGATTGACTATCAATGAATCTACCAAAGTCTGCATCAGGAAGATTAAGGTGTTTAGCTCCCGCTCCTTGTAGTTGAGTTACAGTATCAATATCACCAATACCAAATACTCTACCATTTACTACAGCGACATAACCGCTATCACCAGTTTGATTTCTTACTACAAAATTCATATCTTCATCCTCTTCTTCTAAGTTAGTAGATGATGTTGCTTCATCATCAAGTAAAACAATATTTTTATCAAGTCCACCTGCAATACCAGTAGAAGTAAATTGCCACCATCTTATATTATCCATACTAGGGAATACACCCCAATAAGGTGTAGGAGTTACTTCATAGTTAGGGTATGCTGCAATCCATAGACTATTAGGATACTTAGCTGTTATTTGGTCAATATAAACATTTGCTAGCGTATAAGGCTTGTAGCTATAGTATATAGGTTCAAATCCTGCTTGTTTACATTTGTCCATAAAAGCAATTACAGCATTAGTATTGGCTTGCTTGTCACCACTAGCACTATCTTCATAGTCACATACTAAGTATCTAGGTTTACTTGGTATGTTATTAATAAAGAAGTCAGCTTCAGCTTGTGCTGTACCTACATCTCCACCAAATCTAGCAAAGTGATAATACCCTACACAATTACTTGTATTGGTTTGTTGAGTAGCTACAGGGCTTAACCATCCAGTACCTTCAGTAACTTTAATAATAGTATTTCTAGTACCACTAGCACTACAAATACCTGTTAAGTCTCCTGGTTGATAAGCTGATACATCAATGAAGTAATCATCTTTCTTCAAACCACTAACTACAGGAGATGGTTCTGAATTGTTAGTAACTACTGCAGTATTGTTAGCTGATTTAGGTCTAAAGGCAGTAGCAAATGTAGCTGAGTATGGTAGAGCTACAATATTGAATACTCCACCACCATTAGGGTTTCTTTGCTCTCCTCCTTGGTTTTGTCCTAGGAAGTTACCATAACCATTACCTGCATCACTATCAAATATAGCTACATGAGAGTAAGGTGTAGATGGTGATACATTGAAGATAGCTACATCTCCTGGTTGCATTACTTCTACTTCATCAAAGTAATTTAGGATACCATTACTATGTCTCTGAGTCCAAAGGTCTTTAGCATAACCAGTGTCAGTACAATTAGTATAGGGTACACCTAACCACTTACAGTATTCAGCATAGCCATCCCAACATTGGTCACCATACCAACCATCAATGTCATAACCATTACCTAGGTGAGTATTTTTAAAGTCTTGATAACTCATTATTTAGTTCCTTTATTATATCCTGTTGATGATAGACCTACAAGAGCACCGATGAAAGTACCCAAAGCAGTCAATACAGTAACAATAACACCTGTAGTTTCAGGATAACCTACAGCAATACCTACAGTTCCTACAAAAGTTGCTAGTGCAGGAATAAAAGTAATTGCTACAAACTTAAGTACATCATAAGTTTTATTATTAAAAATCATTGTATCTTTCCCCCTTAATTTCTAGTTTATCATATTTACCATATAACATTTTAATTTCACCATTACCACCATTGTTATGATAGATGGTATACATCTTAGCAATCTCTGTAGCTTCATCTACATAGGTATAACCACGCTCTAAAGCTCTTACAAGGGCACTATATAGTTCCATTCTAAAATGGCTCTTAGCGAAGCTCTCAGTGGCTTCTATTTGCTTTTGCTGAGATGCATTGTCATTAACTAAGTATTCAACATCTTTAGTAAGTTTATCAAGAGTGCTACTCACATTTACTTGATGTTTAAGTAATTGAGTTCTTTCTTCTTTACTCTCATGAATTTGCTTTCTAATAGTCATATAAATACCGACACATGTAGACAGTGTTGTTACTGCACCACCTATAGTAGTCATCAGAATATCAATTGATATATTCAATTTTATTTACCATCCTCTTTAGGTTTAGTGCCATCTTCCTGTTTCTTTTTCTCTTCCTCTTCTTTTTTTCTACGTTCAGCAATCTTTTCATCTGACCAATCACAAGCACCACAAAGTACATTACAAGGGTCAGTAGGCAAACCAATATTAGGATTGTGGTTAATGTATTGAGCTGTAATACTACTTCTTGTAGGAGCGAATACCCACTCATCTAAAGTAGATAACATCTTAATATTTTCAGAAGAACCACCATCTGGTTTTAAATCAAACTCTTTATTGTAATCAAGTGTTTGGTTAATATCCTGTTCAAAAGATTGTCCTGGGTCATAGTCTTTTTGATAGATAACTTTATCACTAATGTCATAAATAGTGAATCTACCATTATGATGTGTTGTAGGTGTTTTATTGACATATTTAATTTTGTCAATCTTAATACCAGTAATTTTAGCATGAATAGAACCATCTTTATTAGGTGTGTAGCTATGAATTACTTTACCAAAAACATTACCAACACCAACTTCACCTGTTTCTACCATATTCCATGTAATAACAAAGTCACCATTGGTGTTAGTTTTTACATTACTATAAGTTTGCCCTCCAGTAGTTTCTACTGAAGTTGCATTTGACTTCATAGCTAGCTCTACATTGTCACTTAATTTTCCAATTAAGAAGTCTACAAGAGCATTTATTTTCTTTTCATGGCAGTTAGCTACAGCACACAGGTTATCTACACGCTTATCTAAATTAACTAGCATAATAAGCAAGTCTCTTAGAAAACACCATAAGAAGTAAGCATATTGGGCCAATCTTTTAGGTAGACCTACACAAGATGTATTTGCTAGTAAACAAGCATAGTCTTTTAAAACCTTAAGCTTTTTCTCCATGACATCTTGTCTTTGCTCTACCTCTACACAAACATCAATCTTTTCACATTGACAGTCTCCACATTGTCCTAAGCAAGACATTATTTACCTCCTAGTAATTCTTTTGGTACAGGTGTTAAGTCACCACAAGTAGCACTAATAACCTTAATTTCAAGTAGATGTGGTTCTTCAGGTCTATTAGGTCTAGTAGGCTCTGTAGGCTTAGTTACTGTAGGTTGAATAGGTCTAATAGGTTCTCTTTCTGTAGGTTCATTAGGTCTAACAGGTTCAGTCTGTGTAGGTCTAGTTGGTTCCACAGGTCTAACATTACCAGGTCTATTAGGTTCAATAGGTCTTTGAGGTACAACTACATTTCTCTTAGTAGGTTGCTGTGGTCTACCTGCCATAGAAATAGTAGGTGCAGTAATCTTAAGTGATACCTTGTTCTTAGAACCTGAAACCCACATATCATCATAGAATAAGAAATCAATAGTTTGTGATTGACCTTGACTGATATTAATATCATGAGACAAAGGATATGTAATATTAAGAGCTTGTGTAAATGCTGATTGTCCTCTATATGCTTTAGACCAAATAACAGCACCATTAGGTTTTTTATAGGTAATGCTAAAATCAGAAAAAGCAACTTTAGGTGATACCTTATCATAACTTACCTCTTGGATAGTTACATTGTTAGCTTGGATATTAACACCACCAGTTATAGCACTATAGGAAGCTCTAAAACCTACATTACCTCTAAGAACCCAGTAACCAATATTTTCAGTTCCATCGTTAATAGGAGACTTAATAGTAAAGTTACCAGTATTCTTATCAAAAGTATACTCATCAGCTAAGTCATTGTTAGTATTAGCAATCTCTTCAAACTCAAAAGTATATCCAATATTACCTATAAGACCTGCTTCCCATCTCTTGAAAGCTTTATTATATTCAGCAATAGCTGTTTGATAGTCAGATTCAGCTCTCTCAGCCTCTCTAAGCTTGTCATTGTATTCATTAAGCTTTCTATCATAATCAGCCTTAAGACGTGCATACTCACTGTTAGAGGCGTTATATGATGCCATATCATTGTTATACTTCTCTACAGCTTTAGTATAATCAGCCATTGCTCTTCTATAAGATTCTAAGTCAGTATTATACTTAGCAATAGCTTTAGTATAATCACTTCTTAACTTATCATAGTTAGCTTTGTCTTTCTCATACTGAGCTACAGATGCTTCATAGTCCTTAGTAGCTTTATTGAAACTTGCTAGACCATCCTGGTAGAGCTTGTAGTTCCTATTATAAGTTTCCATAGCTTCATTGTAGATAGCTAGTTTAGTGTTATATTCATTAAGTATCCTAGAATTTTCTCTGTTAGCAGTAATTTGATTTTCTACTTCTACTGCTAAATCTGAAATCTTTTTACATAATTCCTCATCACGCTTCTTAAACACTGTAAGGTCAATCTCTTTTTGCATATGAAGTATATCTCTGAGAATACACCATAACATGTAGAATCCTTTAGATAGTATTCTAGGAAGGTCAATACAGTTAGCGTTAGCAATAACACATACTAAGTCATGAAGGACTCTTAGCTTGTCTTCAATGTCTTTTTTATTTTTAGCTTCAATACATTCACAGTCATTGCATCCAGTACAAGCCATTTAGTACCTCCTACTTATAAACATAATAACCAAGTAAGTCAACAATATATCTTCTTCCTTTAGTTAATGCATTACATCTAATAATACCTTCAGGAGTAATATAGATTTGACCAGTACCATCTGAGCGATTACCAAATACACTAACCTCTACAAGTGAGTAAGGTTTTGGTGCATCTTTAGGTAATTTACCAATAATGTGAGCTTCAGGAGAATTTTCAGTAGGTGTTAAGTCTAAATGTACTGTTCCAAGCTGTGTCTTTGTATTGTAAGTTAACGCTTTATAAGCATTATATCCACCAGTAATACGCACAATATTACTTGTTAAATCACAATAATAAATAAGAAGAGCACTTGTACCAATATCAGTAACATCACCTTTATCTCCCTTAGCACCTTTTAATGACCTAATAAAATCTTGTTCTGTACCAGTATTACCAGTATCAAGCCAAGATTGGTAAGCAGATTTACCAATACTCATGGGAACAGTAACAGAGTTACCATTTTCAATAGAAAGTACACCATTACTGTAGCTTAATTTCTGCTTATCATTATCTGGTTTATTTTCAAGGAAAGCTACACGTTCCTTAAGGCAATTTGTAGACATTTCCCAAGTTCTTGGTGAAGTTCCCTCATAAACATCTAGTTCTGTAAAGTACAAGTCAGATGTTTGTGAAGAATCAGTTTTACCTCCATTATCAATGCGGATAAACCCTTCATCAGATTCTCCTGTATTGAATGTAAAGTGATACCTAATAGCTTCACTAGTTGAAGGTGAACCTGTAAATTCCTTGACATTTACAGCATTACTATAAGTTACTGTTTCTCCCTGATTCCTTCCTAAGAAATATATATTAACTTTTTTAATATTACCAGTACCAAATAATATAACATTAATTGAATAATTAGTATTACGTTTTACTGGAAATCTCTTAGTAGAAGCAGGAACACTATCATTAGTTGGTGATTTCAACACAAACAAATTTTGAGTATTGTTGTAATAAAAGCTATGTTTGTTAACTGAAAGATTAATATTTTCCTGAGAAGATGGTGATTCCCATAATCCCCAACCAGTTGTATTCTCAGGAAATGCTGAATTACATACTAGGTTATTACCTCCATCAAGTGTCTCTTCAGGTAGTTCTATTGAATTACCATTTGAAATACTGATAGTACGATTATTAATAGACAATGTTTGTTTGTCATTATCAGGTCTTGTTTCAAGAGAACTAATACGATTTAGAATCTCAGAATCATTATATGGTAGTGGATATGGTATTTGTACAGTATTACCACCAGAAATACTAAGGTTATTACCAGATAGAGACAATATTTGATTATCATTATCAGTTTTATTTTCTAAAGAAGTAATACGTCTCTTCATTTCTGAATCATCATAAGCTAAAGTAATTGTATCTTTATCATCAAATTCAACTTCTTTAGATGTACCATCTACAAATGTATAAGTAAGCTTTACCTTATTACCTTCCCTTGATACATTAACACCATTTACAAAGTTGTCTGTTCTACTCTCTACAGCTTGTATACGTCTTTTAAGCTCTGCATCATCATAAACTGTATCTCTATCTTCTGGTAAAGTAATAGAGTTACCATTAGAAATAGTAATAGTTCTATCATTTAAAGATAATGTTTGTTTATCACTATCCTCTTTAGCTTCTAGTTTCTCTACTCTAGCTACAAGAGGCTTATCATCATAAACATTAGTTGCTGAAGACGTTAATTCAGTGAAACCATCACCATTATCATTAAGAATATAAGCTTTATTGTCAGGCAATATATAGGCATGATTTCTAGTTGCATAGTCTAATTCAGGAAGTGTTTCTACCCTCTTAAATACAGGGTTACACCATGAAATACAATCACCCATTTAATACCTCCTATTTACGTTCAATATCACTATAGTTAATCATAGAGATAATACCATTGTCATTATAGTCTTTAAGTGATTCCCAAGATACACCCTCTTGAATAGTAAGAGGTTTATTTACAGTTACTAGACCAAACTTAGTCTCACTTTGTGTCTCTTTGTAGTTAGGATTTTCTAGTTTAAACATAGAACCAACACCATATGTCTCACCTATGATTGGCAAATTAAACAAATCAATCAGACTAGCCCACTGAGTACCATAGAGGTAAGGAGAATAGAGTAGGATTGAGTTAATAACACTAATATGACTAGGAAAGTTCTGTATATTAAGAACTTCTTTAACTACATCATCTGATCCAATATTACCTTCATAAGTCCAATTAAGATAAGGCCTAGTATCAGTTACAGTAATAAGATGGTTCCCATCTTCTCTCTCTTCTCTTTTAATTTCAATAGCCATTAGTTACCTCCTTATTAATGGTCATTTGTAGGTCTACTAGCTTCAAGAATAGTAATTCTATCTTCCAAAGATTTATTTTTAGTTTCTAAAGCAGTAAGTCTAGCTTCCAATCCTGAAGGGTCAAATACAGTATCTTTATCTTCTTTAGTTTCAAGCTTAGCTACAGTAGCTTTAATGTCTTCAATAGCTTTCTTAACTTCAGAATCATCATAGATAGTATCTTTATCTACTTTAGCGTTTAAGGCATCTGAGAGCTTCTGTACTGCTTTGTTTACATCTTCTAGTCCTGTTACACTAGCCTTGTCTTTAAGCTCATTTTTAAGGGCTTCTACAGCTTCTGAGAGTGTGCTGTCTTTTTCAGTAGGTTTATCATCTTTGTCAGATGGTTTCTCATCCTTACTAGCTTTGAGAGCTTGTTCTACTTCAATGACTCTATTAGTCAAGTCTAGGATAACATTAAGCTGATTAGTTTCTGTAGCTCTATCTCTTGTCAATTCAAGCCATGTATTACAGTTAGCATTTGCATACCATAGCTTAGAGTCAGGTGTACGATACAAATAGTGTCTTGAAGTTCTACCTAATGTAGGAAGACAATTAACATCAAGAATAGGTTTGCAGTTAGAGCTGTATTGTCCTGAACATTCATTACACTCATTACAGCTATTACATCCACAGTTTGTACACATATGGTGTACCTCCTTTATTTATATAATTCTACTTTAGCCAAGTAATTAAGTTGGTTAATCTCCCTAGTTCTTCTAAGAGCTTCTGACCTAAGAGCTAGAATACAGATAACTGCTTGATAGTCTTCAGGATGATTAAGTAAATGTTTATCTAATAAGTCAATCCGTCTATTAACTACAGATAGCTTAAGAGACTTCTTTCTAAGGATATTGGTGTAATTCATTGTTGCTCCTAGTTTAAATGATTATATTTAAGATAGGTTCTTAAAATAACATCTGCTTGCATTGAACCAGTAATTTCTACTAGATGTTCACCACTTCTAAAGACTTTCTTTTGCTGTTCTTCAGTAAGTGCTGTAGCTCCTAACATCACATCATAACCATGATTAGGTTTATCATCTGGGAATACTGAGTATTTGTCAATCCATTTACCATCATATTGAGCTTTAAACATAGGTGTAAAGTCAATACCGTCAATCTTAACCTTGATATCTTTAGCAAATGATTGAACATAGTTTCTGGTAAGAGAACCATCAGTATTACCTATACTTTTACCACCAGCAATTTCAGGAGGATATATAAGGTGTCTACCTCCACTAAGCATATCATCAATAGTTCTTTGTCTTTCAACTACAAACCTTTGACCTGATACATTCTGCTCTAGTGTAGTAACTGTATCACCATTAATAGCTTTAATAACACCAGTATGTCCATAAGGACTATATTGATTTGTTTCAGTAAAGATAGCTCCTACTTTAAAAGCTTCTCTAGATGTAGGTACTACCTTCCATCCTACTGCTCCCCAATCAAAACCAACACCAATATTACTAGCTGATAGAGTGTCACCAATAGCATGTGTAATATTAGTAACACCACCACCTAAACCTACACCACCTAGTTTCATTGAGTACCAAGCTACAAGACCGTAACACTCACCATTACCTAGTGTAGTACCTTTAAGTGAGTCTAACTCACCAAGTACCTTCATAGTCTCTGTAGCTGTCTGTACCTCTCCTGTAGCTCCATTAGGTTCACCACTACTTGCAGTACCAACAATACCACCAAAGTCAGACATTCCTGACCCTCTATTGTTGTTACCATCTGATTGTCCTCCACCACCTGAAGAATGAAATACAGTACCCATATTCATACTATCTGTAGGTTTAAATGAAACGTGAACATGGTCTCCGTGGTTCTGTGTCTTATTACCTCTATCAGGCATCAAATTCCATACTCTAGCAGGCCCATATATATTGTTTACATTCATGAAGAACTTCTGACCCCAAATTACATAGTCAATATTAAGCTCATCCATGTTTTCAATAACAAAACCTGCAATAGTATCACCAAGTATATAGTTGTCATTAACCATAAAGTCTACTGCTAGTGATTGGTCTGGTTGGTGTCCTGGATAGGTGATAAACTGTTCTTCAGGAGTATTAGTAGCAATAGCTATAGCTCTTTTAACCCTAGCTACATGAGGTTGCCAAGCACCTGTAGCTCCATCCCAGTGGCTTCTAATGATGTCTCCAAAGGCATTACCATCAATAAGGTCATAATAACCATTAGAACCATCAGAAGCATTTGTAGGCTGTAGTAACTGTGCATCAATCTTATCTAGGATATTATCATTGTTTGAGTTAATACCTGACCTAACACCATTTGCTAAGGAATTGTAGGAAGCATACCCTGCGGCAGCATAGTCAAACAAAGCTCCACCAACTTGAAAGAGTCCTTTAATAAACTCATCAAATGTAGTTTTACCTTGGACATTATACATCTTTTGGTTGTTACCTGCAGTTTGTTCAGCTAGCAAATACATGTAGTCGATAAGGAAATCATCTACAGAAGCAAAGTGCATATATGTACCACCTTCATTTGAAGGTCTAGCACTACCTGTAGTAACTACAACACCTGAAGGTCTAGTACCTGCTGTACCAGTAATACCACCCCAGTTATTATCTGCTTTAGCTACTACTGAGTTACCCCAGTTAGATTCAATATAAAGCTGAGTAATAACACCAGAAGGAAGTAGATTGTACTTAGCACATCCATCAAGGATAGTTTGTACTAAACTTGCAGGAAGTGTATTACCACCATAGGTAATATCACCACCAGTATACTTCTTATCACCACCAAAGGCAGAACCTTTAGTAGAACCACCTTCTTTAAGTCCTGTCTTAACTCCATAAGGTCTAACAATTATTTTAAACCACCAATGAGCAAACTTGTCAAAGTCATAAGATATTGATGTATAGAACTGGGCAGGAACATTACTTGTCATTACTGATTGGTACTCAATACCATGTAAGTCAGTTACTGAGAACCTTCTTTGAAACCCTTGTCTCTTCCATCTCTCTGTAGATGAATTGACTGCATTTAAGAGCTTCTGTGCTTCTGTCTGCATCTATACCTCCTTATCATTATATAAGTATTTCTCTACTGTTAATTTAAAGCTTGTGAATCCATCATAGGTAGTAGTAACTAGAATCTCTGAGATGTAGAAGTAATCATCCTTAGACATTACTTTCTTGAAGTATTTAGAACACTTCTCAGATTTAAGTAGTCTGTCTACAAATGTAAGTCTTACTTTATCTCCTACGTTGTAGTTATTAGGTAAGTCTTTGATGTCAAAGGTATAACCTACTTTTCTTCTACTATGGATAAGCTTTCTTACTGCTTGTGTGTAAAGTTGTCTACTAGCTACAAGTCTATCTTCATCTGATAGCTCTTTGTTGTTGTTAGCTACAGGTTGGACATCATTAGATGTGAATGATTGCTCATATACTCTACCTGCTTCAAGAGCTAAACCTTCTTTATCTAGTACAGCATAGTCACCATTATTGTTAGCTCCAAAGGGAATCAAATCAATATAATCATAACTACGCTCAGTATTTACTTCTTCACCAGTTAAAATGACAGGGAAGTTAGGATTCTGCAGATAAGGTCTATTATAGACATCTCTAAGGGTAAGAGTAGTAGTACCTGAGTCTGACTTATCTGTAAGATAGATACCATAGTTAGTAATTGTAGTGAAGTCTCTTTGAGTTACTAGGTCATTACCTAACAAGTTAGTTTCATTAACCATTAACTCTTTATATTGACCAAACTTACCAATTTCAATTGTTCTCTCTTCAGTAAGTGATACTCTCCAAAAGACATCCTCAGTCTGTTTACAAACATCTGTAAGAGCTTGTAGCTTATCCTGATTAGAGAATAGATAAGTAATAACAATATCATCTGTACCTTCTTCAGTAAACTTATAAGTCCAATTCTCATCATTGAACATACCACTTAGTTTAGATAACTCAACATAGTTTACTGAGATACCATCATCCTTATTATCATTCTTACTTTTATCTACATCCTTATCCTCTTCAGGCTTTTCAGTAGTTACTTCAGTTTTACCTTTATTATAACCATCTTTAGTAGTTACTGTAGTAGTAACAGTACCATCAGGTCTTTTAGTTACAGTAGTTTGAACATAAGCTCCTTTACCAGTAACAACCTTAGTGATGGTACTTACTACTTCCCTGGTAGTTCCATCTGACATCTCATAAGTAGTTGTCTTAGTTTTACTACCATCTGCATTAACTACAGTGTTCATTGTTTTATTACCAGTCTTAGTTACTTTCTTTTCTTCAGGTTCAGTACCGTCTTTCTTATCTTCTTCTCTAGGTTTTTGGTTTGAGATAATCTCTCCACCTTCACCCATTGAAGCAGGTCTAATATATTCATCATAATTATATATTTCACCTAGTGTAAGTTCCTTGATGGCATAGTTTGTAGGTACTCTTCTGTGTTGAAGTTCAGTAGCTACATGGACTGCTTGAATAGTAGTAACACCAGTAACATGGTCTGAATCAATTCTTTCAGTAATACCATGAAAAATATGACCATTATCAAATGTTAGAACAAATTCAAATTGTGCATCTGGAATAGGACTATCCATTAACACTTCAGTAGGTATTTGAAAACTAATACTAGGTGTATCCATAATTTTATGACTAACACTAATATCACTACCTAGAAATACATCATTTGTAATATAGTGTCTAGAGTCTTTAGTTGGTTTCCAATACAGAGTCAGGGACATTACCAAATACCTCCACAGCTCTATCCATTACAGCTTTTTCAGACATATCTTCCTTTTTTGATTCTACATTAGACTTGATTTCATTCATCTCTTCCTGAGACTTAATAGAGTCAGCAAAGCAAGCACTACATGGCTGTGGGTAGAATCCTAGAAATCCTGCTACAACTACATTAAACAATTCAACTGATGAATGATAGATTTCTTCTACCTCTGCATTATTCATGTCTACTTGCCATGCTTCAAAAGCAGTAATCATTTGTACTGAAGCATGTTTAATTGAACACCACAAGTCAGGGTTAGCATCTTCAGTAGAAAGGCTCTGTAAGGCTCTCATAACGCTTCTACGCTGTTCTGTAGTTCTATCCAGTGTTTCCTTAGCAAATTGTAGTTTCTTTGTTAGAGAGCTTCTCAGAGCTTCATCTGACGTCCCTTTAACATATAGTAATGAATAATATTTTTCTACTGTAATTCTAAAGTGGTATTCAAGAGCTGCAGTGTTGATTAAGTTAGTGAGTAGTTCTTCTGTAAGTCCTACTGAGGATTGTTTGTTCATTAGATTGTTAACCTTTCATAGTCAATAAATACACAGAATGATTCTGAGGTAACACCATCTACTGAGATGATATTATAACCTCTCTTGATGTGCCACCATACATTATCACACAGTGTTAGATTCTCATTACTTACAACTTCAGATTCTCCACATAAAGCATCTGTAGGACAGCTAAATGACTGAACCAAACCAGTGCTTGAAATAGATAGATAACCTTGGTCATAAGTACCTTTAAGCTTAACCATAGTATCATTAATCATAATTCTAGGGTCTTTAAATTTACCTTGTAGAGTAATTGTTACATCTCTAGACTCAACTACAGTGTCAGAATAGAACTTAGTAGACCAAGCTCCATCTACACAAGCGTCACAGTGGGATTCACCCCAAAGTCTTTCATTACCAAACCTTTCTCTACCAAGTTCACAGTTATGGATAATACGGTAGTCACTATTACATTTCTGATAGAAACTTAACCATGCATCCCCTTGGACTTCACATAGAGAAATTGCTTTAGATAGCTCACAGCAATCTTTAGCACAGTCTTCACAAGTACCATTAATAGTCCTTGAAGTCTGACAGAAAGCTTGGCATGTAGAGTTTTGGAAACAACTAGCTATCATGTTAACAAAGTTACAGTCAGCATAAGGAAGAAGGAAAGTAGTATATCCATCTGCCTTGTGCCATACTGCATCTGGGTTAGTAAAAGCTACCTGGAAGCTTAAGTATCCATTATCTCTCATAGTCCACTCATAGGTAGGTGTATAAGAGTCTAAAATAGCATTGCACCATATTAACTGACCACCAGTGTCAATAGCCCACAGCTTACCTACTGTCAATAAGTTATCCTTAATGAAGTCTTGATGGGCTTGGATATTAACCATATCCCAATCTGTAGTTCTAATAGATAAGTCTAAAGTAATCTTATCATCTTTAAGGAGAACTTGGTCTCCTGTAATCTTCCAATAACTACCATTCCTAAACATATACTCTGTAGTTTCATACTTAGTAGTTATTGTTTCTGAAGGACTAGAGTTAATAGCTTCAGTACCACTAAACACTAGGTCATTGTATTGGATGAACCTTCTAGGTCTAGCTACAAAGTCTGAAGTTGACCTAGCACCTAAACATGTTGTCATGGTCTAACTACCCCCTTAATTTCACTCAATCCATTAATGAATGAAGCTTTGTTATCTACATTCTGAGTAATGTTATTAGTAGTGTTATTAACTACAGAGTGACCTGTGTGTCCTGCTAAAGCTTTAAGAGCTTGTGTAAGATTCATTTGATTTAGGTTATCAAGGAATTGCTTACCTAGCATAGATGATACTGAACGTTTAAGTACATACTCACCTGCAGTTAACATAGCAGGAACAGTATCAGTACCTAATGGTCTAAATAGTCTTCCACCAACTGTACCACCTGTAGAGTGATATTCAATCAATCCTCCATGCTCTGCATGTTTTGTTTTCTTAACTGTAGTTTCATTGATAGTAATATCAACTGACTTACCTCTAAGAGAATCAATAGCATTTTGAATTTGATTAATTTTATCAGTAATAGAACTAACGTTAAAACCATTAGCAATCTTAGTAGATATAGAAGCACCAAGAGCTTCCCAACCAAGATTTTCAATTTTATTCTTTTGTTCAGTCATCTTATCAACAATTCTACTACCCATTCCTGATACAAAACCATTAGAGAAGTTAGTACCTGATTGTTGCCCAAGTGTTGAAGCCATTGAAGAAAACTGAGACAAAGCATTCTGTAGCTGGTTAAGAGTGTTTAAGATGTTTGTTAAATTACCAACAATAACATCACTGTCAGTCATGCCATTTAGGCTCTCTAAAGCTGTCTTAATAGCTGTAATACTATTATTGAAATTATCTGCATTTACTTCAGGGAATTGGTTAATAGCGTTAGCAATGTTCAATATATTATTTACTGCTTCTACAGCAGATGTAATATTAGAAGATAGAGTTTGGATGTTCTGCAAGCTTTTAGTCAATCCTGAATCATCTGATGAAGCAAGTGATTGAAGTACAGATTTAATTTTAGCAACTCTAACTTCGATTCCTGTACCTTCTACATTAATTAGGTCCGGGATTGTCATTAGTGTTTCTGCCATTGTCTTGAAGCTATTAACTACAGTATTTACTTGACCTACAGCTTCTGCTACTTTAGAAAGTTTATTGATGTCTTTTATAAAGCTTCCTGTATCACTATCAGTCAATGCTTTAAGAACTGATTGAATCTTAGCTACACGAACCTCAATACCACTACCTTCAATGTTAATCAAATCAGGAATCTGTGATAAAGAATCAGCAATAGTCTTGAGTGAATTAATCATATTGCTTGCTTCTTCTGCTAGTTTACCATAATCTGATTTACCTTTAAAGGCATCAAACATAGACATTAAACTTCCACCGTTTTCACCTGCCTGGGTAATTGATTGGAGTGCTTGTCTTAACTGCTCAATCTTAGCAGGAATACCACTAAGGTCTTCTATTGAGTTAATTTCATTGAGTGATGTAGCAATGCTACTAAGCTTACTTGTAAATTCAGTTACACTCTTAATATTGGATGTTACATCCTTAGTGAAGGGTGTTTTTTTACCAAATATATCAAGTGTAGCAAGTTCACTAATCTTAGCTAAAGCACTTTTAACTGATTCAATCTTAGAAGAAATATCTAGACCGTCAGGAATGTTATTAAGACTATCAGTAATTCCTTTAATTTTATCTGCTAGTTTCTTAAAGTTATCAAATGCCTTAACGTCATCCTCGCTTACATTAGGTTTGCTATCTATTGTAAAGTTACTTACTTTATCTAGAGTCTTCTTAAGGTTATCTATTTTAGTTTCTATAGCTTCAAGACCTGAAGCGTCTAACTTAAGACTACTAATCTTCTTAACAAAGTCAATAAGCTTATTAAATACCTTAAACTTAGAATCTAAATCAGCTTTTTCAAATCCAGAAGTAAGAGCTTCTAAACCTTTACCAATAAAGTTTATAGAATCAATCCATGAATCATTACCAAGATTCTTAAGGCTATCCAGAACTTTATTTAAACTCTTAATCTTTTCATCAATAGATGATGTATCAGAAGGAACTTCTACTGAGTTAATATCATCAATGAACTTAGTTAATTTCTTAACTATACTGATAAGATTACTTGTAGCTAAACCATCAAAGAATGTACCTAG